CCATGTCAGGACAGCCATTAAAACAGTAGAATACAATATTCTGAGAATCCGCGGCGCTCTCAATAAGCCATGTATGAGTGCCGATTGTATTAGCAGGACTGGTACCATACCCGGCAGTAAAACCATTTGAATTACTCGGCCGGATGCCCGATCCGCTTGATGCAATCGTCGTGATATCCAGCGATATCAGGTAGGCTTTGCCCGCTGTGATAGTCACGCCATTATTCAGGTAAAAGGCTGTGGTTACGATGTTGCCGGTGTCAAACGTGCAGTCACCACCGGAAATGGAAAATGATCCATTACTTATTACCCATCCTGGGTCGCTTGAGAAGTCACCGGTATCCATGACATCAGCCCCGGAACGTGTCCCTGACACCGTTTCAGACAGCCACGCGCCGGCCTCCTGACCATTAAGAGGCATAGCAACGCCTTGTGTCAAATTACCATTGTAAGTATTGCATGTCGGCCAGATACCGAATGTGCCATAACTGCCCTCCTGTTTCATCATAAATGCCTTGATCGGCCTGAATTCAGCGTCAGTCAATCGAGGGAATTTCGCCGTAAATGACCAAAAATGACCACCTATTATACGTCGCAGTAAACGCCCTGAATTGGCCCGTGATTGTACGGAGGGCTGCTCAGATGTGAGACCGCCTGATTCGAAGCCGATGGATGTTGGAAATCTGCCTGGCATGGTTTACCCCGTTGTATTGCCCAATGTCTCACCACGCTCCGTATAATCCGAAGCGACCATGTTTGTGATCATGTCCTTATGAGCATAGATCACATCAGCCGCCTGACTCGGATCGAGTGAAGTCAAATGAAAATGTACTTCACGCGCTGTGGGGTTCTGAGTAATTTTATCCGGCACCCTCAATTGTGGTGAATTGTATTGAGAGTTCAGATCATTCTGTGGTAATGCGCCTTTAATAGCACCACCTCCACCATTGATAGCACCACCACCGTCAAAAGTCGTATTCTTGATTGTTTTGTAACGGAGCAATCCTTCAGCAATAACACCAGCAGCAAGGATGGGTCCAAGAATCGGCCCTGCTTCCAATGCCTTTGCTGCACCAGTAGATGTTGAAACGACGGTTGATGCCAGACCTAACTTTTTACCTAATTCAAACTGCTTACGGCCTCCGGACATTAATAAGCCAGATACAGAATCCATTGTCTGTGAGGCAATCTGGGCTTTACCTTCCCAACCATCATTCCACATTTTCTGTTCAGCACTCTGCTGCTTATCCGTCCGTTTTTCCTCATCAGCAAGAAACTTCTCATGATTCTTTGCTGACAACGCAAAGAATTCCTTTTGAGTTTCTATAACTCCGGTGTTATAGAACATAGCTAACTGTTTTTCGCGACGTCGATAGGATTCCAGACTAGCATTTTCCTGGTCCATCAATGATAACTTCAATGATTCCAGTGAACGCCGCTGAGCTTCTTTTTGTTTGTTATCCGATTCGTTTACTTTAAGCTGAGGATCACGGGCACTGAGACCTGCGAATATCTGATTGAATTGCTCATCAGATAATTCCTTGGCAGTGCCTTTCAACGATACATAGATGCCGGCTAATTGCCGAACCGTTTCATTATATTTTTCCTGTGCAGATTTGGAACGATTAGTCAGTTGTTCAAGTTCTTTGACTGCTTGTTGAGTCTCTTTTTCTTTAGCCAACTTCGCTTTTGTCTGTTCCGATTCAGCCTTAGCCGCTTTCTCATTTTCAGACCTCGCTTTAAGTTCCAGATAGATTTCATCCAGGTGTTCACGACGGGCATTAACCAATCGCAACAAGTCATCACCGTATTTCTTATTTTCTTTTCCGCCAAGTGCGTAGAATTTCTTTGCCATCTCCAACTGTTGATTCAAGGTCTTTGAGCCCTGAACAAGTCGTTGGATCAGTAAATCTGTCGAAGCATCCTCTGTTGAAGTTGCAACTCTGGTAAAATTCTCAGCAACCTGAGCCATTTTACTAATAAGTTTAGTGGTAAAACCCAGAGCGCCGGTATTCTTACCAAGCATCTCCATGAAACGACCAAAATTCTCAGAAAGTGTATCAATGGCACCAGAAAGACCACCGGCTTGCGCTAAACCAGCCCCGCCGATTTTTTCCTGGAGGGTCTGAATGATCATGGCCTGAGCTTCCATCTCCTGACCACCATCAAACATATCAGCAATCATGGATCGGTAAGCCGGACCAAAGGCTGTGATCTGTCGTGAGAGCCCCTGTAAGCCCTCACGTGGGTTATCAAGGGCGCGACCGAGTTTGACTATATTGGATCGTAGATCGCCTTTGAAAACGGCTGTGTAATCCTGCGCAAGGCTGAGAGCCCGCTTAAAGGTTTCACCGGATACATTCTGAAATGCCATCAGAGAACCAATTGCTTCCCTGGCTCCCCTACGACTGGCTAAAGTAGCCTGAGCAAATTGTAAAGATAATTCATCAAGTTGTTGTGCCGTAAGACCAGCAGCATTACCCGTCGCTTTAAGCTGGCCTTCCAACTGAAGTAAATCCTGTTCACGTTGACTAGCTTCACCAATGGATTTCTTAAAGACAACACCGAGGCCTGCCATTGTAACAGCAAGACCAAGCAAAACAGGATTCATGCGACCAGCAGCCGCACCGATAGCACTGATGCGACCGGCTACGGCACTCAACGGGCCATCAAGGATGGCAGCAGTAGACGCTAAATTCCGGAAGGACGACTGAACCTCCCTGGAACCTTTATCAGAGGATTTAAATCGGTTGTTCAGTCGTTTAGCAGATTCATCAACCTTCTGGAATACCGGGGAGACTTCATCGGTGGCTGTAAGAGCAGTATCAACTTGAGTCCGTCTGACCATTTAGTACGCTCTCAATGAGGTCCATTGTCTCAAGATAATAGTTTGGTTGGTCGAGTGACCCACCGGCAAAGGGGAGGACATTATTTTTGTATCGACCATATTCACGGATGAAGAACCTCTCATCTTTTCCAAACTGATTTAACAGACAGTAATTAGTCGATATTTTAATCTCTTTGTATTCGACAATCCACTGGTCTACAGGAGCAGGATTATCCGGTGTGCAATACCTACCCCATGTACATGTCTTGCAGTTGAACTGGTCAGCGTTGACATTAACCTCAACTGCAATTATGATTTTTTTGCTTCTTCAACTCCTAGCCGGGACCTCCCCAACAATTGATCCGCCATATCACGAATCAAAGTGAATGGGAGAACTGAGATATTCTTTGACTGATCCAGCTTGTCAAATTCGATTTCTTCACCCTCGACGGTCTTGAAGTCCGACCACCCAACCAGGCCATGTTTAAGAATTTCCTCACAGGCCCTGGCCGGGAATAATGCATTCCGATTCTCATCGAAGGTCACATAATCCGACACATAGGTCATCTCCAGACCTGTCAATGGTTTAAGCAAAAAAGCCGGGCCATCATCTTCCGGCTTCCACTCAGATGCGGCAAGTGTTTTAACAGCAGTGATTGTCATAAATACCCCTTAACTGAATACGATGGATACTTCGTCATCCGTAGCCGACTCGGCCGCACCGAATGTCATATCGTATGAAATAAGCCCATCACGATCTCCCAAACCCATAGAACGATAATAGACGGCCGGCATACTGACCGCATACTTATTGTATTGTGTAGAACCGATAGTACCACTGGCAAGAGCCATCGAGGCCCCATTGCGCCAGTTAGCGTCAAACGCCTCAGTAGCCACCAGGACAGCCAGAGGATCAAAGGAACCATTAACATCACGGTCAGTGATAGCAACCTCACCAAAGCCGTCAGAAGCCGATATGCTGTCTGGCGTGGAAATGGTATTACTTAAATCAAATGCCAAATTGGTTATCGTAGCCGCATAAGAATCGATGGTGAATGAGGCACCCAGAACAACCGGGGGAACAGTGCTATCATTGGTCGGTGAAGCCAGTGTCACATCCGTCGGTGTCACCGAATGACCAGTGATCATAAAACTGGCCTTACCATAAGCGCCGGCAGCAAGATTAAAATTGACATTGCCACGGCAGCCCGTAAGGACATTCAGAATACCATCCTGGTAGAAATAGATCGTGGCCGACTCGATACTAGAACTAACCGGGGCATATGTTGCCGTTTCAGAACCCGGGGTAGCATCAACAGTGACACCCAGGGCACAGATACGCAGTAATACATCAACTTCAGGGCGAACTGAGGCCGAGTAAGCAGCACCCGGGCCTTTCAGTTCAACATCGAATGTGACCTGCTTCAGCGTTCCACCGTAGATTTGCTGGAGCTTGCCCAGACTGGCTTTAACAGAAGGACGGTCATTCATCCGCGCACCCTCATAGGACCAGCTCGGGTTTTCCACTAAAATCGCGTCAGTAGACTCTGACGGTGTAGGGTCAGTGTTATAGGTACTCTCTATCTTGGCGAGGATAACTTGTCTACGTGTCAGCATTGTCTTTCACCTTTTTCGATTTGGATTCCTGTGGCCGAGCATCACCAATGATTTTCACACCACCAGATCTCGGCTGATAGATTCTACGCGGCTTTTCCTGGTCAGTCATACCTATACTCCTATGCCGACGGATCATTAACAGAACGTCGATACTCGAATTCCCAACGCCAGGTCTGTTCTGCTATCGGCGCCGTACCGTCTGGTGTTGAAAGCACCGGTGAATCAGTTGATACCTCAGTCGAGTCAATCACAAATGACAAACCGAGTGTATTGTCCGCCATTATTTTCAAATGCAGTTCTCTCCGGTAAGCGAACAGGAGTGTCTCAAGATCATTATTCGTTGAACTCACCACACAACTGAAATCAACCGGCAGAACCCAATCCTGCAACCCACCTGTATAATCAGCCACCCTTTGTTCCGGCCCGACTGATAACTTCAACGCCGGGAGGTCTGATTCCTGATAGGTTATAATCCGGTTTCGATCAACAGTATTGCTGAAAGAACAACCGGAACTCAAAAGGGTCTTGAGCGTCGCCAGAATCTGTTCACCACGATGCAGCGCCATTAGTGTTTCTCAAGAACCAGTAATGTGATTTTCTTGGATGGCTGTGTTCCGATAACCTTATACACGTCAGAACCATCTTCAACCATTGATCCATGAACCACATTGTCCAATAAGCCAGTACTGAATTTGAATGTATCTGTCAAAGTTTCAACACCATTGATATCCAAATATTGCTTGTCCAATTTCCCCTGAATCGTATCCGTTTTGTCATTACGGTAGGGAAAAGTATTACCAGGGGAGAGGATCACTGAGTCCCCCAGACGCCCGGCAATCCGGGCATCCAGGGTATCAGTAAACATGCTCCGAAAGGTCATTACGCACCAGTACCAGTGCCCGGAGTTAGCTTAACATTAACAGTTGTTGCAGCAGAAGCAGCCGCCTCAACACAAATGCAGGCGTTAGAGATATCACCGGATGCCGGCGTGATCGTGTTGATCAGACCACCACCAGAGGCATCCCAATGCATCGTCTCACCGACGGCAGCAGCCGTACCAGCAACCTTGGTCAAGGTGAAAACACCTTCGATAGCAACTTCACCGGTGCCCGTGCTAGCCGCAATGTCAACCAGTGCGACGCCCAGAACATCGTTCATCACGACTTCATCGCCAGATGAAATCGCTGAACCAGTGTTGGTATACTGAAGCGAATCACCTTCCCTTACATAATTTATAGCCATTTGATTTACTCCCTCAGAGTTATCAGTTAAAAGGTGATGCTATTAGGTACCGACGTTCTTGGTCATTGCGCGATGATCCAGTGCTTTCGCAGCGGCATCAATACGAACCTTGAACTCCACACCATCGACATCCCAACCGGCCTTCTGATCCAGGAATGGCATATCCATACCATCCAGAAATGCGACCTCAACCGTGTCATAGATATTCTGATCACCCAGGATATAGTAGGCAGTTGCAGAATTACCATCCAGACGGGCATCAGAAACCACTTCCAGAGTATTCCGGTGGATATTGGCCTGACGGAATGAAGTCGATGAACCTTCAGCCGGATTGTACTCAGAGGCGAAGAAAGCACGGGCTGCATCCTCAATGGCAACCGGAACCAGGATGTAGCGACCCCGGATATTCAGAACACCATTACCACTCGGGTCAGTCTGGAGAGCCAGCAACTTCTTCAACTCACTGATCGTCGTGGCACTGATGACACCACTTGTACCCAGATTCGAGTGATCAGCATGAAACAGAACCGTACCATCAGCCATAGCAGCATTGGCGTTCGGAACCGTATAAGCCAGATCACCCACCTTACGCCGGGCAGCTCGACCCATCCGACGCGGAATCGCGGAAAAGGCATTCAGATCATCATTAATAATGGCCTGGCGAGTGATGGCGAATAGGCTACCATAGGTCAGCAACTGAATCTGTTCATTGGCATCAGAGAAGGTGCCCATTGTGAACTCACCATGTTCCGGCACTTCCGGCAAATCACTGAACAATGACAGACCGGTGCGGTTGGCAATCTTGAAATCGCTCAGACTGCCGCGTGAGGTCCAAATCGGATAGGTCTCATCGGTTTCTTCCCAACCCTTCAGCATGGACTTGTTAGCAGCATCCCGCAGAATATTGGTGAAGTCATCAGTGGTGGTGAATGCCGTGGCGACGATATCCATCTTATTGCCGCTCGGCGTCCGACCATTCAGAGCAAGGCAATGCTTCGCCAGCTCAAACAGAGAATGGTTCATGAACTCATTGTTCCGGTCAATCTTATCCGGTTCGATGAGACCACTACGGCCCATGATCGCCAAACCAGCACCCTTGGCGAATTTTTCCTTATCGGTCTCACCAACTTTGATGTCACCACTGGCGGCAGCAGTTGTATCCTTGCCCAGAGCATTCAGCAGTTTCTCGCGGGCCATCTCAACGGATACCTTGGTGTCCTTTACACACTCATCCATCAGCGCACGATGAGTATCACCGAATTGAGAAAAGACGGAGTAAATGCCGTCGAGGCGGACCTGAGCATCAGCAGCGGCTTTCGCCTCGGCGTCAGATCGTGCCTTATTAACATCCTCAGTCGTAACCTGGGGTACTACGCCCTCAGTAGTGGGTGCAGTTCCAGGCGTAGTTTTGCCAGTCATAGCAGACTCCTCATGGTTTGGTACGGCCTTGGCCGCAGGTTTATCCGCTGTATGCGGAAATTCAGGGATATTATGAAATCCGTATTTTTCAAAGTCAAAAGATTTGGCAACTGACGCCGCTGCATCCAGACCCTCGAATACCGAATCCACGAATCCGAATGCCATGGCTTCTTCAGCCGTCAACCATGTTTCATCGTTCATCATGGTTGTAATTTCTTCTTCGGTCATGCCGGTCTTTTTGGCATAGATCGAGGTCATAGTACCAGCAATCTTATCCAGCAGATCAGCATCCTTACGCATCTGATCTGCATCCCCGATAGTCAAGCTCCAGGGGTTATGGATCATGTAAAACGCATTGTCAGCCATTTCAACAGTGCTGCCGGCCAGGGCAATAATAGAAGCCATTGATGCAGCAAGACCATCGATGTGTGTAGTGATATTGGCCTTGGAACGCCGTAGTGCATTGAAAATGGCGTCACCGTCCCAGACTGACCCACCGGGGGAATTGATTCGCAGTGAGATATTCTTGGTCTGAATATTGTTCAGGTCTTTGATGAACTGCTTGGCAGTGACTCCCCAGGCACCGATTTCATCATAAATCAGGACTTCCGTTGAAGTGGGCCCAGCGTTGATTTCATACCATGTTTTACTCATTGATTCTGGTCTCCGGTTGTCTGGGAACCCGTAGAATTGTCATTAGTATTCTGGGTGTTCCCGGAATTGTCAAGATAATCATTATCCTGCTGGATTTGTTTGAATGTATCACGCGGTATTCCACCACGACGCCGAATAAGCTGTGAGTGAGATGCCAGATTATTCTTGAGCAGTAATTCATCCGCCTTGGCTTCTTTCTGTGGATCAATCCACGGTGCCACAGGACCAATGAACTGAGCCGCATAGAGACTGTTCATATCCACATTGTCCGGTAATGTGATAAGCCCCTGGGTCAACAGCATCCGCATGAACCGCTTGTAGTTCGGCATGGTGAATTTACTGATAAACAGGGCTGTCATAGAACCATAGGAACCATATTGTTCAGCCAATTCCTGACGCTGTGATGAATAACTAACGGAATACTCTTTAGCAAGAGACGAATAATTAACACCGACACCAGAGGATACAGCCTTGAGCTGGCCCATCCGAAACGAGTCGAGATTATTATTCGGTCGATCGGAAGAAAGAATTTCCGGCTTCTCACCCGGCAACAGATCATCCCATATCGAGCCCGGTGCAATATCAAAACTCCGATCATTGGAAGAATCATCACCGAGATATGAAGCCGCTCCGTCCAGCGGTTTTGTAATTGCCATAACCTGAGCCGCGGCGATCCTCGCAGCAATGCGTTCCGATTCCTCGAAGTCGCGCAGATCATCCAGTCGCGTATAGACAGATGCAAAGACCGAGATACCACGCCCCTGTCGTATCCGGTCAATCAGTTTCACATGAGTCATACGTTCAGCGGAAATCCGCTTGGTATCAAACCGCATGGAATAGTTCATTGAGTCAGATAATATATCGCCCGGGTGTTGCTTCAACACATTGAAGAAACGCGGCTCTCCCCATGAGTTACGCTCGATGCCGGACGATAGGCGTTTTTTCGGGTCAAACATGTTCTCAGGAACCATATCACTCTCAAGAAGCTCCAGAGAGTAGCTGACGGGGGATCCGTGGTTGAATCGATTAACATTCCCCTCGACATGCTGAGCAAAGAACTCACCATCCCGATACAATGACCTGCCAGCCAAACGTTCCATCATGGCCCGATCCAGTTCCTTTGTGACATCTGGTGCTTCAGACCATTTCATGTACCAGTAATGGATTTCTTCATTCAGATCGGTCAGCAGATTACCACCGGTATCCATGACCATCGGTTCCACACCGATACCAGATTGACCAATGGTACAGTTGACCAGAATATTCAAAGCACCGTGGGCCAGGTCATGATTCTGATCAAGGTCACGGGAAATTTCACGAATAGTTTTTACGGCTTCATGTGCCGTGGCATCACCACTCTTTGAGTCACCCCTGCGGTTCCTCAACCGGGTTGTCTTGATGGCCTCATAGGAATTGAATACACTGAGAGTATGCCGGGCCTGTGCCCGTTTCGCGGCCCACCCTGGGGAGACTGTTGCTATAACAGATTCAATAAACTTCATGATGTACCGCGAGTGTTATTGAAATTGGCGAATGCGATATTGTGACCCTTGCGGGTGCTGACACTCAGGCTGTGTTCAAGCCGTTCGAGTCGTTGAATCTCACGGAAATACTCGTCAGGGGACAACAGACGGATGCGGCGATCTTCCCACATCATTTCCTCGCCACCTTCAAGAGCGGCGCTGTAAGCGGCCTTGGCGAGTGCCAGGGCCGCCTGAACCTCGGTCAACGTCATCAGCGATAGGTCGCTACAGGCACAGGACCAGAGCGGTCATAGTAGAACTGACCCTTGGGCTTACTGACACCTTTCTTCTTGGCTACCGGCTCACCAGCAGCTTTGGCATCCGTGGCCTTCTCGGTCGCACTTTTCTCCATGCCATTATCAGATTTACCTACCAGATCATCGAGGGTCTTGCCTTTTGAAGTTGTCATATAATCACCTGTTCAGCCAATTGCTTGTATCTCCGAGGAAATTATTCTGCTTCCGTGTACGTTTTGCAACTATTTTTTGTTTTTCCTCTCGGGGTTCCACCTTTTGCTTCTCAGAAAGCTGATCCACATTGAGGCTGTCCGCACACGCCGTATTGAGCTGTTCACAGTCCAGAAAATGATTATCTTTCCTCAACTTAATCCAGACCACCTTGCCTGACGGCTTCACAGTGCGCCCCTCGGCCACTATCTGCTTGCAGTAGTCCTCAGTGGTGTCTCGGTCCAGGTGCCAGCCATATTCGATCTCAGGCCCCCATTCAACCCGGGTATGTATCCAGGACTTGTAGTAATCCGAGTCCAGATGCCAGAGCTGAAGCCCCACCGGGCTACTTTTGCCGGCCAGAGTCACATCAATTCGTGCCGCCTTGATCGGCTTGTCCTGGCTGTCATGACCCTTGGTAGGGAATGCCCAGGTCTGATGCTTCCGGCAGAATGCATAGACGAATTCCGCCCGATAGCCTGAGTCAATGAAGCACCGGTGTATCGGCATATCCGAGTAGTGCTTCTCCCGGAATTTAGCCAGGTCATCCCAGACGTTCTGCTTGTCGGTATCACCGAACAGTTCACCCGATTCGATCTTCCAGGATTCCTTGCGATAGCCCCAGGCCCGGATCGAGTAGACCAATCGGTTTTTCTGAACGTCTACCCCCATCGTGATCCGCTGTGCCGCCTCGGGCAGCTCACCAGCGCCATAATCCATCTTCTGAGATTCCACAGAGCGCCAGTCAGGAGCGTCACCAGCCGTATTGTAAAGCTCACCAAAGCCCGTATTAATCGCAGCCTGTATACGCCCCGGTTCCCCGGATTGAACGGCCTTGAGGAACGTCCGTGCCCTGTGACCGTATGAACGCCATGGGGAACATAACCCGGATACCCAGAATGAGATGTCCGGTCCTTCATCACTGAGCGGCATATAGGAACCATACATCACGGTATGCTCAATGCCATCATCATTAACCATGGTGGCATTGGTGTCATCCGGTGCATGGGGCAACACTTTCTGACCCGGTGCGACAAATACCCCTCGCGCATTCATCCATTCTTTTTTGCGGTTACTATGAAGCTCACCACAATGCGGACACGCCATCTTGGCTTTCTTGAATGCTTCATTGACTGTGGATTTATCCGGCCAGTTAAGATGCTTGAATCGAGGTGTGAAATATTCATGACAGGATGGACACGGCCATGCCCATTCATGTCGGCTACCTTCTTGCCATAAGGCCCAGGTGGGGGAAGCCAGATCATCAGACATTCGCCAATGCTCCATTTTTGTCACCGGGTGAGTCTCGGTCTCTACATGACCACTGAGCGGCGTTGACGTGGTTATGACACACCCATCATAGGTCGCTGTACGTGCATCAGCCAGGGTATTAACATCACCTTCACCATCAACATCACCGCCCATACGATCCCGCTCATCCACGAATACCTTGGCAGCAGGATGTGAGGCAAGTTCTGTGGCTGACCCGGCCCAACCAAAGCCCAGGCGTACCCCATTTATGAATTTCTCGACAATCTTGTCTTTCTGACCCTTTGCCAGTCCGTCATAGAGTGACCGAGTATTACGGATCATTTTAGCTACCCGGTCACTGGATATGGATTCCACATTTTTACGGGTGGGGCCGATGTACATGATCGGCAGAGGATCGTCATCGAGTTGATGACCTATCGAGTTGAGAATGACACCATCGGTCTTGGAAGTCTGAGAACCGGTGATAAAGGTGACAGCGTTGTAATGCGGTTTATGAATGGCTTCGGTGACGCCAATGATCCACGGGGTTCGGTAGGGGTTGAATGGTCCGGGTTCAGCAGAGCCATCCGGGAGTATTCGCTTCTCCTGTGCCCATTTCCACGCTGCTCGGTTCGGCGGGGGCATCATCAGATTTCCCGCGTGTTTTAGCGCAGGTATAAGTTTGTAACTGATTGGCAAAGACTTCGCGGATTCTGCGATGTTCATCTAATAATCTCTGACGTAGAACGGAATCACCAGCCGCCATCTTACCAGCGGCACCATCGAGTAATGAGGCAACAGTGACGATAGCTTCATTGAATATTACCGAAACTTCATCAATGGGCACAAGTTTTGATTCTTTTTCGTCGTTCTCGATCTGGAGCTTACGGAGCTGTTCTTCAGTCAGCTTGTCACGGGTCTTATTAGGCGCAGATTTAAGATTTTCAACATCCTTGACTTTCTTCTTAATCTGATCCTCGATTAACCAGGGAATCGCCTTGGCGGTATCGATGCGAACTCTGCCACCCTGTCGCCCTTCAGTTTCATGAGGCATCCCGTCCCGCATGAAATTGGATATTGAAGCAACATTGTATCCAATCAGGTCAGCGAAATCTTTTTTATTGAGAATCATAAACCAGCTTTCTTTTCCATGGGTGAGTTCGTTTCGGTTTATGGTGTGTCGGCAGACCCAGGGGAGACAGTAACCGTTTACCCCGGCATCCACGATACCATCGGTCCCGGAATAATTTATAAGGGATCGATGGGTTAGCTTCATCACACCATTGTCTGCCAGTTTTGGCGATGTCATCAATTTCTACAAGGTCATCGATTGAGAATTTTGGGGTCATATCAAACACCACTGTATAAATAATGTCAAAACCACCAGTATCAATGAACCCATGATACCACCAATTACCGTTGCTACAATATCCAGCATCTCTGGTGTCCCTTTTCCAGTGAGCCAGTCATGCAGCTCTTTAATGATGCCGATAGACAACGCAGCCGTGAAACCAGCAACCATGGTTGAAGATAAATACAGTTCCTGATGTGCTGATAATAAATACAACGCATAGAAAGATATTGAAAAATTAGAAACAACGAATCCGACTTCTATGTGTCCGAGTTTGTCTTTGGGGATTTGAAGGTTCATGATTTATTCATCGCCGCGTCTCCATATCATAATCACGGTCATGCTGTATATCCACTGTTAGCAATATCAAAGCTGACCATTCGGCAACGGCTGAACATTGTGTTTCGCTGTATCTTAATTCGTTTCATCGGCGAACCTCTATTGTTATCAACGTAAACACAAAGTATCACGGTTGATCGGATGATACAACCCCTCGTTGAAATTAATTTCAGG